TTGATCCGTCAGTAGGTACCGGTACCTCTTCATCAACAACTGATGTTCGTTTTAAAAATATCTTATCAACCACAGCACGTACTGTTGGTGCAATGGCCGTTGGTTCGACCCCAGGTTCAGTTGTTTATGGTATTAAAGGTGCTGTAAAAAAAGCTACGCTACCTACAGTTGCTGGTACAGTTGTTACTCCTCCGGTATTTGCAACAGGTCTTAATCCAGCTACTTTTGAAATCCTAGTTGCTGAAGAAGTTAAAGCATATGGTAATACAAGCCCAAGCTTAACAGCTAACGAAGGTGGTAGTTTCTACTACGCAACTGCAATTGCTCAAGCACAAACAGGCTTTACAGTACTAGGTAATACTGCAGGCGCTGATGCGCTACGTCGTGAAGAAGTTGTTCGTAAATTATCTGAAGTTATTAGTGATAACAACAGCGTTAACTTAGACGTTGATACAATCTTTGATACCAGTGATATCACCTCTGAAGGTTACGAATTTAACCTTATCTTATGCCCAGGTTATCCTGAAACGGTCGATGAGATGTTAGTTCTTTCAAGCCGCGTAAAACAAGAAGCAATGGTTATTGCTGATACACCAATGGATAAATCACCACGTGATGCGATTCGTTGGGGTCAACAATCTGATGAAGGGGCTGGTGTTGTTACTGGTGGTAATATCCGCTCTAGCAATTCAGGTAACGTAGCTTATTACTATCCACATGGTATCGTTTCTAACCTAGATGGTTATGATGTGCTTTGCCCATCATCTGCATTAGCGTTAGCAGCAATGACTAATAGCGACAGCAAAAGCAATGTTTGGTTTGCACCTGCAGGTCCAACAAGAGGTTTAGTTGGTGATTTAATTGGTGTTACTGCAGTTGGTTACGTATCAGGTACTCTAGGTACAGCAAACGTTGAATTTAAACGTGTTCGTTTAAGTGATGGTATGCGTGATAGCTTATACAACTTGTGTAACATTAACCCAATTCACGATTCAGTTCAATACGGTATTGCTGTATGGGGACAAAAAACTCGTGTAAATGTTGGATTTAACTCATCACTTGATCGCATCAACGTAGCACGTATGGTAATGTATATCCGTCGTGGTATTAGAAAAGCATTAGTTCGCTTCTTAATGGAACAAAATGATGAAGTTACACGTAAAAATGTATCATCGTTAGTTACTTCTTACTTGTATGATATCCAAATCAAACGTGGTTTGTATGATTTCGCGGTATTGTGCGATAGCAGTAACAACACAGGTACAACAATCGATCGTAACGAGTTGTATGTTAACATCGCGTTGAAACCAACTAAAACAGTTGAGTTTATCTACGTACCAATCACTTTGGTTAACACCGGTGATCCAATGACTCAATAAGAGTCATTCATAAGAAAGCCCACTTCGGTGGGCTTTTTTTTTATTTAACGTCGTATTCTGCTATTATCGCTTCTATCGTATTATCTATGTTTAGATCTGATGAAGTTGTTACATCCGCGATCCTCACCTTAATTCCAGCAATCCTATTGTCTTTAATGTCTGCCGGTGCAGATAAGTATACTATCATATCAAATGATAATGTATGCATTACTGTTCTACGATCATTACTACTAATTGGGTAATTTTCAGCGTTACTAATACCTGTTAACTCAACAGATGTAATCTTACCACCATCATATAACGCATCAGATGTCTGTATCTGCAATTGCGGGTTAAACAGTATAAGTGTCTGCTCCAATATCTGCATTTGCTGATCCATATTACTACTATAGATGTGTAAATCCATCGATATTCGATATGGTGTTGGCATTAACTGAGTAATATAACGCGTATCTTCAGGAAAAACACCACCAGGTGGAGTATACATTGAACTTTTTACAGTATCAGTTCCTTTGTATCGATCAGCTGCCATTGCAATATTTGTCATATATGCAGCCATTACCGGTAATCTTAATGGTAAATTCTGCGTATTATTCCCTGCGATTGATGCTGTAACTCTATCCATACTGCCGTAGACCACAGGTACTTCTATTGTTTTTACGGTACCGTCCTTAGATACTCCAGTGCGCACCTCTGTTCCACGGAATATTTCCATGAACTGGACAATATGCTTTTTAAATTGTTGATGGTAAAAATAACTCATTATTTTTTTCCTAATTTTGTGATATCAACACCATCCAAGAACTTATCAACAGTAGGTTTCTTACTATTAGATCTCATACGCTTGTCTTCTTCCATGAATATCCATCTTTGTTTTGCAGCAGAATATTGATACAGTCTTGTTGGAATTGGATCATTAACACTACTATATGTTAAACGATGATAATCTCTATTACTTGGATTTGTAGGATATGTATCACCTTCCGTGTATGGTAGTCCATTTGGTGGCATTGCATCTTCTAATAGATATTCTTTTGGATTTGGATTTAATGGTTTTAAATTGTATCCAGCTGCTAGTCCACGTTCAATAATTTCATCTGGAATAATAACCGTATCATTATAACTACCACCAACCTCAGGCACTTCAGTATTAGCTTCAGCTCTAATTTTCTTACTAGCCTTCATCGGCGTAGTATTAAATTCATCTAAACTATCAAAGAAATCATTGTTTAAATCACCAACAATATCCATAGTTTCTTGCGAAGCAATCATTGGCTGTGCAACAACTGAATAAACTGTTGGTTGCCAACCTGGAGTAAATGATCCTGAGTCCCAGCCAACATCAGTTACTTCTAGGTATTTTTTTACAGGATTCATCTGAGTATCATACTGTACTTCACATAATACATCTAAGATATCACCAATAACAATAGGTCTATTTAACTGCTGTACGGTCATATCAAAACCAAATCTAAATTGATATTGGTTTTTTAGATCTATACCCATGTATCCAAGATCTGTTGTGACGTCTATTAAACTATAATACGCTTTCATGTTAATTGGATCAGTTGAATAGCTTCTATCTCTATTCTCCATAAATCCCATTTCATCTTGAATATTCGTAATGTTGGTTTTAGTGTATTCAGAAAATGATAATTTTTTAACAATCCACAATTCATCGCTGTTGTATTGTGTTGGTACGATTCTCCAATATCTCGATGGTGCACTCTGCTTAATATCGATCCAATGCGGTTGATCATCATCAATAATGTTTAATATCGCAACACCAAACCAATTCGTACCGTCGTCTGAGCGTTCAATACGAGCCTTAGTGATACGATTCTTAGCTAATACACCTTGCTGTAGGTAAACTGAGGTAACATGATACTTAGTTTCAGAATGAATCGCGTACTTATCAATATCTGTATTTGGAAGTTTAATTGGACCAAAATCATATCCAATATACGTGTTTGGATCTCGCACACACATACGCTTTACCGAATGCCACTCTGTTTCATCGTCTTGAAACACGTTTTCTACTGGAAATTCAGGATATTCACCGTGTGCTATTGGTGTTCCATGTAGTGGTAACAACTCTTTTTGCTCATGTATCCCAAGCAATTTATACACAAGTACCGGTGTTCCACCTATCATAAGACCTTCGGTTACATAATCATTCATCAAACGATTACTACCGTTATCGTTTGATAATTGAAATGGACCGTTTTGTAACCTAATTGATGGGACCACTCGATTTTGCTGCGCCATAATTAACCCCAGATTAATGTGCTTTCAAGCCCGATGTTCTCTGCTTCGTTTGCAATGTAGTTATCAATCTCATCTCTACATTTTTCAAAACAGTTGTCAGCGTGTGTTTGCATATCACTTGCATTTAAGCTAACTGAACCGCCAGCGCCAGGTAATGAACTATATTTACCACGGATATTAGCTAACATCATATACGCTTCACCTAATGCCCAAGTAAGAATCCATTTACCGCAAACCCGGTCTAGTATAAGCTCTTGCTCCGTACGTTCAATAGTACAGTCAACTAAAACTCTTTCCGCTAACCCGATATTTTGATATATGTCTAATCTGCGAGTGCGTTCATTAAATCTATGCACTATTCGTGTTGCAAATAATATTTCCATTAACTCAGTGTATTCAGCAATAATATGATATGAAATTAAATCCATACCCATTGATGGGTTATACATCCATTGCAAAAATTGTTGTGCGTAAATTCCGTTACCGCTTGTACTACCCATAAATGAACTGTTACGTCTATAAACACCCTGAACATCTACAATGCGATTTAAACCAACTTTCTTATCTGATAAAAAATAATGTTGTTTATTTGGTTCAAAATCTAAGAAGAATACTGATCTTTCGTATGCGCTAACAGATAATTTACGGAACATCTTTAATGCTAAATCAATACATAGATCAAGTTGCGCTTTATCTAATTCAACTTGAATCGATGGGTAGCCTAAACACATAAGCATTTGATTTATAAGATCACGGCGTTCAGCTACTGATCCATCAGTACCTACACCTAATTGCTTATACATAGGTTGCTGTGGAACTTCATCGACGCCAATTACCGCTGGTTGAATTTCACCGCGGGGGCTAGTGTAATAGAATAAGTTATGGTCTGTATCATTACTTAATTCTGGTATTGCGATATTAGATGAACTTCCTACCGTGTTGCTGGTGATCTTAATATCACCATCAACTAATTCACAAACAGCTCTAGCATCAGTAGGATCCCACTGCTTGTTAAATTTGTATAGTATATTATCTAATGTATTAAACCATAAGTCGTTGACTTTTGGTTTTAAACTTGAAGTGTTGTACATTACAGATTGCCAGTAGCCACCATTCCATTGTAATAGTGTTCTAGTAATTGTATTGTACCAGTAGTGACCAACTTGTACATTAGCTGGATCGTATGATAGGGAACATCCTTGTACAATTGTCCATAAACCGTCGTAACGGTTAAAGTTATTATTTATAGTATCGTACCAGACTAGTCCATTAGCTGGTTTTGGATCTATTGTAGAATTAATATAATTAACGTCTACCCATTGGGAACCATCCCACTGCTTTAGAGTATTACTATACCAGCAGTCCCCAGTTTTAACCGTGTTTACTACCGGATTTGTACCTGTTATAACAGGTACTTCTAGCCATGTGTTTGCTAGCTCATCCCAACACAGTAAAATATCATTATCCACATCTTTCCAATACCAGTCACCTGGTATCATAACATCAAATGCAGTATTAATGATCTCGATTGGCAATAAATCCCATGCTTTCGATGCTGAGTTGTATCTATAAACTTTATTATCAGTAGCATTATACCAATCAGTAGCAACCGTTACCGTAGGTTGAGTACCTACTATAATGCTAGTTAACTCCCAAGCCTGGCTATTTAATTGATATACGTTACCTTTATTAAGCCAATAATATCCGTTATAATAAGTTAATGGATCTTCAATACTTGTGTATGTTGGTAATTTAGCCCATTTTAATGAACCACCAATGTATTTAAAGTAATCAGTTCCGTCAAACCATATGCTGTTACAGTTTAGTACCGGGCATATTGCTGGATCAGTTGCATTGACATATGTTTTCTTTTTCTTCCAGCTATTATTATATTGATATGCAACCGTACCATTAAACCAAAAATCAGAACAGTCTAGTTCCGTTAACGGTTTATGATAACTAACCGTGTTTTGATTAACCCATTCGTTATTCCATTGATATAATTCAGTACCGTTATATCTATATGTACCTGTAGGTATATTTTCAGGTGATGTGGTGCCTGGATAATACTCAATCTGATTCTCATTCAATCCATCAAATTGGTATAATATGTTATTTCGTAGCGATAACCCATTTGTATTCAGTGGATCTGAACCAAAATATACGTTATCTATCTGCACAATACCTCTATTAATTTCATTAACTAACTCTTCATATGTAGAAGCAGTTACGTTGAAATTATATACTGCGCTGTCAATATACAGCCTAAAATCTTGATCGATACTTAGCTCATCAGTAGGTAAGACGCCTAATTTAACGAACTGGTACCCTTTTGTGCTTTTAGTATCGTTTTTTAATGTTAATGGTAGTTCATAAGTGAAGATACCATCATGATAAACCCGTACGTTATCTACCGCAAATGCTGCAACATAATAGTTGGTTTGTGGTAATATATCCGTAAGTGTTAAACTAGTGGTGGTTTTATCATTGTAAAACGAACCAACAACTAAACAATCATCTATTCTATCACCAACGTGCTTTAATGGATCTGCGGTGTTATCTGATGTATAGAATTGACCATTTTTTGGTTTAACTTCGATAGGCTTAGTGTCTATCAAGACAACTAAGCCATCGTAAGTATTTGGTGGTAAGTTAGGGTTGTCAATATTTGCCGGTATTCCCCACGTAATAGTCGCTGTTGAATTAGCACCTGGTTTAAATTCAATCGATATTCTATTACCTTCATCATTAATCGTGTATGGAGAATCTTTAAATGGGGAATACATGCTCATATATTATACCTTAAATTATTAAAGAGCTGTTACTGGAGTACTTGCAGCACTTGCAGCACCATCACCGATAGTATTTGTAGCAAATGCAGTAAATGTATAAGCCGTACCGGCAGTTAACCCTGTCACTGTAAGCGGTGAACCTTGACCAACTACAGTAATATTACCTGGATTAGACACAACGGTGTAGTTAATAATTGCATCACCACCATCACTAAGTGGGATATCAAATGTTACATCAGCTTCTCCAGCATTAGCACCCACCGCAGCTACTACATTAAGTGGAGCTGTAGGTACTGTTACTGGTGGCAATGTTGTTGTAGGAGCTACAGTTGTTGTAGGAGCTACGGTTGTTGTAGGAGCTACGGTTGTTGTAGGAGCTACTTGTGGAGTTGCTGTTACACTAGCAGTACTGTATACACTATTACCTTGCGCGTTAGTTGCATACACTTGGAACGTATAAGCAGTACCGTTTGTTAATCCTGGAACAGTGATTGGTGATGCTACATCCGTAACTACTATATTGTCTGGATCTGAAATAACTGTGTACGCAGTAATTGGTGATCCACCAGTATTAACCGGTGCAGTAAACACAACTTCAACTTCACCATCACCTGCTGTAACGCCAGTGATTGTAGGTACCCCTGGTAAGCCAACTGGAGTTACTGGAGTACTTGCAGCACTTTCAGCACTATCGCCAACAGCATTTGTTGAGTGCATTGTAAATGTATATGCAGTACCATTAGTTAATGTAGAGAATAACAATGGTGAACTAAACCCACTTGCAACAATATTACCAGGTGTTGAAGTAGCGGTGTATAATGTGATTGGGCTACCACTAGTATTTGCTGGAGTAGTAAATGTAATTGTCGCATCTGTATCACCAGCAACAACACTAGAAATAACCGGCACTGGTGGTAAAGATACAGGAGTTCTACTTGAACTTGCTGCGCTCACTACACTACTACCAACAGCATTCACAGCACGCACAGTAAATGTATATGCTGTTCCGTTGGTTAAACCGTTTACAGTAATAGGTCCAACAGTGTCAGATGCTGTAAAGTTACCTGGTGATGCGGTAACAACATAAGATGTAATTGGACTACCACCATCTGATGTTGGAATTGAGAAGTCAATAGTTACCGCTCTGCTACCAGCAGTCGCGGTTGTAATAGTAGGTACACCTGGTACTGTCGCAGGAGTAACTGGGGTACTTGCAGCACTTGGTAGACTGAAGCCAACAACGTTCGCAGCTGACGCTGTAAATGTATACGGTGTACCGTTTGTTAAACCAGTAACAGTGATTGGTGATGTAGCACCGCCAGCCCAATGACCGTCATTTGATAGGATAGAATAAACCGATACTGGTCTACGACCTGTATTAACTGGTGCGTGGAAATGAACAACCACTTCTCCATCACCTGGTATGGTTGAGTAAATAGCTGGCGCATCTGGTACTGTTGGAGCCAATGGTGTCGCACTTACACTAGCAGCACTAGCTGCACCGGTTCCAATAGCATTAATAGCACGTACAGTAAATGTATATGCAGTACCGTTTGTTAAACCGCTTAATGTAATTGGTGAGGTTTTATCTGTCTGAGTTACGTTTCCAGGTTGTGAAGTTACTGTGTATCCAGTAATAGGGCTACGACCATTACTTGTCGGTGCAGTAAACCCAACTATCGCTACAGTATCATCAGCAGTCACAGTAGTAATAGACGGCGCACCAGGCGGTGTTTGAACAATTATTGGAATTTCTGATACACTTAACGCATATTCAACTGTAACTGGTGTTGCTGATGTAGTTGATATAGTGATTGGCACAACCGGTCCATCATATGCAAAGAATTTAGTTGATATTGTATCAGTGTTATTAATCTTATACTCAACAAGTTGATCACTTGTAAATATACCTGTGGTTATACGACCTAATAGAATTGGATCTGTATGAACGTTAATGTCAACCGATCCAACATTATAACTGCTGAACGGTATTTGAAAGTTGTTTGAAATTATTCGTGCGATAGTGCTTCGACCGGTTGATAATTCGGTCTTAATATCAGCATTGAAGTCAATCACCAACGTAGTCGGATTATTAATTGCCATGGCTATAGGGTTCCTGCTGTAAATAATAATATTTATCGATAACTAATAAATCACACGGTTATCCCCCTAAATAATTCATCATTTTAACATTATGTTATGGACGTATAATGGCGCTTTATCAGGTAACAAATTCAATAGTTTCTAATGTATTAGATTCATTGGTTCCACTTTCTATGTTTACCACCAACTCTGTATCAGTGGTTGGGGACAATACCCATGGGCAATTAGGTGTAACTAATGGGAACTCTCTATCATCTGTACCTGATATCATTGATGCTGCACAAGTATCATGCGGCTCAACTCATACAGCAATTTTAAAAACTAATGGTACTGTGTTGGTTTCGGGTAGCAATCAATCCGGTGGATTAGGATTAGGGCCGAATGCTATTGCAACAACATTTCAACCGGTACTTAACGTTGCAAATATTAAAAATATTACTTGCGGGTATGCACAAACGTTTGCGGTAACGACCGATGGTGATTTATTAGCATGTGGTAGTAATGCAAACCGCACACTAGGATTTAGTGATTCTGCCAACTATAATTACTTCCAACCAGTTCCGAGTATATCTAATGTATCACAAATATCTGCTAATTCTACTCATGCAATCGCATTATTAGCTGATGGCACTATTATGGCTTGCGGTAGTAATGAGTTACATCAATTAGGTCTAACTACAAGCGCAACCAGTTTTACTGCGGTTCCAGGTGTTACAGGCATCAAACAAGTTGTTTGTGGTGAATCACATACCGTGTTGTTGACAACAGCAGGTACTATTCTGGTAGCTGGGGATAACACATATGGACAACTAGGAATTACCGGAGCAAATGCTCAAGTATTTCAACAAGTTCCAGGTATATCAAATATTAAGCAAATTGCATGTGGGGATAGACACACTGTATTATTATCAAACAGTGGTATGATTCATGTGTGTGGAAGTAATAATCAAGGTCAATTGGGATTGCGTGCACCGTTTACATCTACATTTAATACCTTTCAAACAAACACACTCGTAGCTAATATTAAGCAGATTGCGTGCGGTGCAAACTTTACCTCGGTGGTACTCGCTAATGGTACTGCGCTTGCATGTGGTGATACACGTTGGAAGCAATTAGGTACTGATCCAACTACCACTCGATCAGTGTTTAATATTATATTAAATGCTACAAATGTAAAGAAAATAAGCTGTGGATTTAATTTTCAAGCGATACTAATACAAACGGTGTAGACGCGTTTTCTCCATGGGATTTCAATGTACCACTGTAGTTGTATTACTATAACTACAAACATTGGAGAGACATGGAGAATTAACGGATTTTGATATGTTACACCCAACTAACTGGAGTTGTTAGACAGACTATATTAAATGGTCCGCAAATTAATTGCTTAACATTCTTAAAGTTAGGGCTTTGTTTGAATGTGAATGTTTCAGTAACACCACTTATACCTAATTGACCATTAGCGTTACTACCGCTTACTAATATTGTACCATCAGTATTCAATAACGCTATATGATTGGTACCTACTGCAACAGATTTAGGGTTAATTATAGTGTATAGTCGGGTAAATGAACTTACATTCGTTGGATTTAACCCTAATCCTAATACCCCTCTAGTGCTCGTACCACTAACTAAAAATGCACCATCGTTTTTAATAATGGCTGTCATTTTATCATTACACGCAACTTGTTTTACATTACTTATAGCGCCATAAGTAAATGTAGTGGTATTAGAACCATCACCAAATCCAAAAGCACCGGTATCATTATATCCACTTGCAAGCAGCCAACCAGTTGATGTAATTAGCATAGTGTGTCTTGCACTAGTCGCTATCTTTGATATTGGAAATTGAATATCAACAGATTTAAATACAGATACTTTATTTGTATCACCTGTACCTAATTGACCATACTCGTTATTACCACATACCCACATTGCATTAGTGTCATCTAGTGCAAATACATGATTTGGTCCACATGCTATCTGTGTGATATTAGATATAGGTACGTTATTGAACGTGTTAAATGAACCACCGCCGGCGACACCTAGTTGATCGTAGTAGTTATCACCACATGCCACTACAGTACCATCAAATTTTAATGCATATGTAAATCTTGCACCACATACTAGCTGCTTTACATTAGATAATAATGGAACTTGTTGGAATATTGAGAAATTCTGAACATTAGTACCTAACCCTAACTGACCATACTCGTTACTACCAACACCCCAAACTGTTCCATCGGATTTGACTACCATTGTATGTCTTTCACCAACAGATACTTGTGAAACACTGGCGATATTTAACCGTTTAATTGCAGTAGTAGCAGAAAACTCACCTAGTTGCCCAAACTCACTATTACCACATGCTTGCAACCCGGTATACAATCTATCAAGCTTATTACCCGGAAATGCATTTAACATATACTCTTGTGTTACATACCTAGATAATATATCAGCATTATTGTCGTAAAAACCTGAGGTCATTATTGCACCGTAATGTCTAATAATGCTAATTCATCTAACTCATCAATTGAATTTATAGTTTCAATTAACGATTGTTCTCGGTCAAACGCCGCTTGCACGTGGTTTAAAATAGAATCAACCACTAATCTTAAGTTGTCGCTATCTAAAACTACCCATTGCTCACCAAATTTCCATGATTTATCAGCAACACCTAAAGCTAATGATTGTAAAATTACGTTGCGTGACTCTCTATCAGTTGGTACAGTGTATTCTACATCATTAATATTGACATTTACACCACTAACCTCATGGTTATATCTGTTTGTTGCAACATTATGCTTTAATTCTAATTTTACAGCATCAATATCACGATCAATTACAGTGTATGTTAGTGATAATCCTAATTCATCGATGATTGGATACGGCCCAATTAGTTGTTGAGTTTTAATGTTATATTCATCGTGTACTATTGCAACTACTGGCAGTATTTGCAATGTTTCATTAATGATGAATGGCTCATTGTTGGGTATCACAGGTAAATTATGACTAATCCCGTATTCTTCCAATAATTCAACCGAAAATCTACGAGCATTCCATTCATATGGACCAGCTACGATATAGTTGTTGTCTAATAAGCAATACATTTACTACCCTCTTTAATATTGTAATAACACGGTGTGCGATTGTCCTACAGCCGCTTGTTTTATATTAGCGGTACCTGTAACTAACTGAAATGTTTTATATGTGCCGGTAGGTAAACTCTGCTGCCCACTATTAACACCAGTGAACCAGACAGTTCCGTCAGCTTTAACTAATGTGGTTGATTTAGGTACACAGTACGCATATTTTACATTTGAACTAGTATTCAATGCGGTAAATACAGTATACGCTGATGCCGTATCACCCATGCCTAGCTCACCATCGTAGTTTAGCCCACTAACTAATATCGATCCATCAGTTTTAACTATAACTGTATGTGTTTCACACGTGCTGACGTATTTTACATCTGCAATATCTGGCACCTGTGCAAAGCTACCTAATTGATCTATATTTACACCTAGTTGCCGATACCCGTTTAGTCCAGTTACATATACTAACCCGTCATGACTTAGTGCTATTGTATGGTTTTTACCACATGCAATACTTCTTATATTTGATATTCCAGCTATTGCTGTAAACGTTGTTGCTACTACCGCACTACATTGACCAAATGCATTCGATCCACTTGCAAACAAAGTACCATCTTGTTTTAATACAATCGTGTGAGAAGCTCCGCATGCAACTTGTTGCACATCGTGCATTCCATCAACTAAGGTGAATGATGTAATGTTGTCACCCTCAACCCCAAGTTGTCCAAAGTTGTTACGACCACACACTAACAAACGATTGTCATTAGTAATAGCAAACGTACTGCTATTACTACAAGTAACACGCTTAATATTAAACCCAACCCCTGAAATTTGCGGAGATACAAATTGCGCAGCAGGTGAACCTACACCTAATTGACCGTTACTGTTGTCACCGTATGCAAGCACACTACCCGTAGCTTTAACTACTAATGTATAATTAGGTCCAGCAGCAACCTGCTGGACGTTATTAATATCGGGTACAATCCGATATTGTGACTGTGGGTCAGTGTTACTTAGCCCCAATTGACCAAAAGTATTTAACCCACAGGTTAGTAAGGTGTTGCAGCTAACCCATTTATCAACTAATTCATACTCAGTGATAAATTGATTAGCTAATGTTTCATTGTTTATATAAAACGCCATGTTATTTTCCTTCTAACATTGCAACACGTTCGTTTAATTGCTGAATATTAGCTAATAAGATCGATATAATCTCAACATAGTTAACAGATTTAAATCCATCTACTGTAGATACTAACGATGGTAATATTTTTTCTACATCTTGAGCTATTAACCCATAATGAGTGTTATTACCCTCATCTGCAGTAAATGTAAATGTTTTTGGTGCCAAGCTATTAACTAAACTTGGAACATCAAATGATTTAGTTAAATCTGCAATATTACGTTTTAGTTGTTCATCAGATGTTGAGTAGAAATTAGTTGCATATAAACTACCATCTGTTGTACGTTTTGCTGTTGTGTTAGGATCAGCTGCTACTGAACTTGAGCCTGCACCACTCTCTTGCCAACTCGCTGTTGTTGGAGTATCTAACGTTAATACTTGACCAATGGTACCAACACCTTCAACTTTAACATTATTGATGTAATTAACGTTAAGGTTACTTACTAGTGTAGTTGATGTTACCTGTAATGGTGCTGTACCTTGAGCTACATTGGATATAAATGCAGGTGCTGTTTGATTACCAGTGTATGTGTTTGCAGTAGTACCTGCAACAGCTGCACTTGATGCCGAAATAACCCGACCTTTAGTGTCTACCGTTACTGATGTATAAGTACCTGCTTCAATACCGGTTGGTGCTAATGTTAGGTTAGCTGTACCACCGACTGATAATACATCACCACCAGTGAAGATTGGAATTTGTGCAACAGTTAAGTGTTTATCAGCATCTAACCCAGCAGTTCCGCTTGCAGCACCAATAGAGCTCAATAATAGTATTTCTGGATTAGTACCAGCAGATACTCTACCTTTATTATCTACAGTTACTGATGTATACGTACCTGCAGTAACTCCAGTTAACGGTAAGTAATCAGATGAGATCTTACGCTCTGCACTTAATGCGGCTACACCACTCACCGCATCAATTTTAGATACATTAATTGAGTCTGTTATACCATATCCAGCTAATGTAGTAGGATTGTTTGCAGCTATTACACGACCTTTAGCATCTACTGTGACTGATTTATATGTACCAGCAGCAACACCAGTTGCAGATAGCACCATATTAAGTGATCCAGGCACATTAGTTACATCACCTAAGAACCCTGGTACTTGGTTTGTAGTTAATGATCCACCACTAGTTAATGTTGCAACACCGCCAACAGCACCTAGTCTGCTAGTATTAACAACGTCGGTAATACCATATCCTGCCATAGTGGTTGGATTAGTTGCATTAATAACTCGACCTTTTGCGTCTACTGTAACAGATCGATACGTACCTGCTACAACACCACTGTTAGCTAATGATATAGATCCAGATCCAGCTGTTGAGCGTAAATCACCTGATAGTGCAGGTAATATGCTAGTTGTTAAATACCCGTTGTTTAGTGTAACGTATTGTGTATTTTGTGCAGCAGTAACTCGACCTGCTTCATTTACTGTAACTGTATTGTATGTACCTGCTGTTACAATAGATGGAGATACTAGATCAATATCTGCATAAGTTATGGTTAATACATTACCAGTTTGACCATTAACAGAGATAACTGAACCACCGCCACCACCTGGTGCTTGCATTTGAACCCAATCTTCTAATACGGTTGGGTCACTTGATGCTAAAATGTAGGTTGCTCCAGCAGTGCCACCAACAATCGCCATTGCACCTTGAGTAGCTGTTAACGCAGGACTACCTTCAGCGATAATGCTGTCTTTTGATGCATCAGTCTCAAAGAATGTAAAGATTTGTGATACAGATATTGCTGGAATTAAGCTAGTATTGATCTTTCCATCCATACCAACGGTTACTAATTTTGAGGTACCGTCGTCGTTATCAGGTAATCTCGATGTTGATAAGATGTCTAATATACCTAATTCAGCAGCTGTTGTTGGTTTTGATCCTTGTATTACTAGACCTTTACTGTTAACTGTAACTAATGTATAATCATCAATTTCACCAACGGTTAAGCTATTTACACCAGTATCCTGCAATGCAAATTGGTTCTCAACATTTGGATCCAAAATAACATCACCAGTAGTTAAATTTGGTAGCTGTGTTACATCTAGTCTACCGGTTATGTCTGCCATCGTTAATGTAACTGATCCAGTTTTACCGTTAATTTGTGATACAGTAGCAGATGCTGATAATTCTACCCAGTTATTATCATCAGATGGACCAGGTTGTGCTAAGATGTATGATTTATTAATAGTACCTAATACGATTGCAATATCACCTACAGTAGCCGATAATTCATTACGTGCTTGTAATGTGGTTACAACATTCTGTCTATTAATCACTAATTGTGGTAAATATGCTGCATCAATTTTACTGTTTGCGTTTAATCCAGCGTAACCATTTGGTGCATTTTTAATACCACTATCAGCTTTTGCTAAGAATGTGCTATCAATCTGCTCCTTAGTGTATCCAGCTGATGATGTTCCGGATACCACTATACCTTTACTGTTTACTTTAATAGCTGTATACGTTGCAGATGTATCAAGACCCGGTACTGTTTTAAGTACAATAGAATTTGATCCATTTATAGATGTTACATCACCGGTGAATGCAGGTAATTGCGCAGCTGCTAATACTGAATCAACTGTTAATCCAGCGTAACCGTTTGCAGCATTTTTATGACCACTTTCGGTTAGGTTTGTAAATCTTTCATCAGACTCAACTTTATTATATACCGGATTTGTGGTTCCTGATATTACACGACCTTTAATATCAACATTAACCGATGTGAACGGTAATGATGTGTCTAAACCAACTATAGTTTTTAATGTAATTGAATTAGAACCATTTGCAGATGTAACATCACCGGTCATAAACGGTAATTGCGCTGCATCGATATATCCGTTAGTGTTTAATCCAACATACCCGTTTGCAGCATTTTTGGCTCCAAGATCGACCTGCTTAACGTACCGTTGGTCAGCATCAACCTGTGTCATTCCACCTGCTGTTGAACCTGAAACAACAATACCTTTTTCATTTACTTGAATAGCTGTATATGTAGCTGCTGGATCTAATCCAGTGATGGTGTTTAATGATAATGTATTAGTACCTTCAACCGAAGTAATATCACCAGCAAACGCAGGTAATCTAGCAGCTAACAATGGTTTAGCTGGTTTAGTATTATCAAACATATCATTGGTGTCTTCTGGTATGATTTTACCAATAACCCCAGTTTTTCCATTGATAGTAATAACGTGGTCTGTTGGAACGTTTAATAACGTCCAACCAGCTTGAGACATTACATACGTTTCGTTTGTTGCTGCAATAACCGCCACTGTACCAATTTGAGCATCTGTTATTGCTTGCATATCTAAAACAGTTGCAGGTGTTAATGTACCTGTTAATGATATAGCAGGGATTAAACCAGCAGGTAACATGCCATTCGAGTCGGTACGCACCACTGATGCAGGTAATCGATCTAAACTCAAAGTACCAGTTGTTATCTTACTTGCACTAATTTCTGTAATATCGTCTGCAGTTAATGCTGATGTGCCAGTGATCAAACCTTCAGTATTATACGTAACTTTTACTGCAGTACCTGCAGTAACACCAGGACCTTTAGGTACTTTTGCATCTAATGCATCTGATAGCCCGTCTATATCACTTACTAAATGAGTATGCGCTAATGGTGGTCTGTTATCTGTTAAACGCTCATCATTAGACAATACCAAGAAATTAGTTAATATGTCAGCATTTGGTGGTAATGCTGATACATGAATAACATCGGTTAATGTATCGGAAATTGTAGATAACCTATTATCGACATATGTTTTTACAGCTAATTGTGTCGGATATTTCGTGTTGTTTGCTTCAACACCATCTAATAAAATATTAGATGATTTATTAATTATACTTTCAGGTGCATTACCATCTTCAACCAATACCATCAAATCTCTATCTGAGATTTTTATAAATTTATCATCAATGGTTGCGGTGTGTACTAATTGATAGTTTTCAAATTGCACATCTGTAAATAGTGCGCGATATAGTGCCCACTTATCGTCTCCGTCGTTAATTACATAGATGTTAGTTGGTAGTGTTTCAACAACATACTCATTACGTGCAGTAATATCTGTTACTGTTACCTCGTGCTGACTAGCACGAATTAAATCATATAATGCGTTTAAGTTGTTACCCTCGGTTGGCACATTATTTTTAATTGCTGTTACAGCTAAATCAACAGCTGATTGGACCATAGGTACAGTTACTTTAGTAGCTAAGATATCAGATAATCCTGTGATATCTGTTAAATCTAGTGTATCTTCACCTGCCGTTACACGTCCATATCTATCTACGGTTACTTTTTTATATCTACCTGCCGTTACACCTGATAGTGGTAGCATAGTAGTTTCTAATACACCAGATGTAATTTTACTTAATGGTAAATTAGGAATATCAGATAATGCCAGGCTATTTTCAGAACTAACTACTAGTCCGCGGTTGTCATATGTAATTTTAATACCGGTTGCAGGAACTATCGAAGGTGGTTCACGCATAGCATCAGTAATACCATATCCTTCTAATGTAGTGGGATTAGAACCAGTTACAATTCGGCCAGATCCATCAACTTCTACTTTAGTATATGTGTGCTCACTAGCACCTACCGCTGGCAACATGCTTGCTGTAAAACGACCGGTTGTAATTTTACTTGCATCCAAGCTTGGAATATCAGTTGCATCAAGCGCAGTAACACCTGCCGTGACCCGACCGTATTCATCTGCTTTAACTTTAACATATGTGCTAGTTGTGTTAACACTGACAGTAGGTAATAATTCTTGGGCAAAAACCCCAGACGTGATTTTACTTGCGTCAAATTCCGGAAAATCAGATGCAACTAATGAAGAGCTGCCAGTTACTAACCCATGTTGGTTGTATGTAATCTTAACACCCGTACCTGGGGTTACTGCAACCGGTATAGCTAATTTTGTATCTGCATATGCTTTAACCGCTTTTTGTGATGGATACTTAATATCACTATTAGCAAATAAGGTTGGATCTGTATCTTTATTATTAGTACCTTCTGGTGTATAACCTAATGCAGTGTTTAATAAATCTGGATCAGAAAGTTTAACGACGTTAGCATCAATTGCTAATCCAAGTGATAGCGCTTTATATAACGCCCAATTACCATCACCATCATCAATTACAAATATATTGGTTGGTAATGATGATACATTTAAGGTTTGACGTGCCGCAGTATTAGCAACCGTAATCTCATGATTACTCGATAATATTAAATTGTATAATTTATTAAATGTATCTGCACTTGAATCGACACCATCTTTAATTACATCAATAGCGTCGGTAATATCTGATAATATAGCTTTTCCAGATAATTCACCAATTAATCCAGGAATATCAGTCATAGCTAATGCATCTACACCAGCTGTTATTCTACCTTTATTATCAGTGGTTACCTTATAATAGCTACCCGGTGTTACACCAGTGGTTGGTAACATATCTGCGTTTAGTATACCTGTTTTAATTTTACTTATATCTAAATCTGGGATATCTGATGCAGTTAGATCGTATGATGCAATAATTAACCCTTTATTATCCCATTCTACTTTAGAGCTAGTACCTGGCGATACCGGTACATTGGCTTGCATAGCATCAGTAATGCCATAGCCCGCTAAAGTAGTAGGATTTTCACCAGCAATTACACGACCAGTCTTATCTACTAATACTTTGGTGTAGTTCCCAACAGCTAATGTTTCAATAAACGGTAAGAAGTTAGCTGAGAACCGACCGCTAGTGATAATACCTGCATCTAATTGAGGAATATCAGCTGCAACTAATGCACTAGACGATAACACCAACCCGTTAGCATCATATGATACTTTAATCCCGGTACCAGCGGTAATTGGAGTATTTGGACGCATAGCATCCGTAATACCATATCCTGTTAGTGTAGTAGGATTTTCTCCTGATGTTACCCGGCCAGTGCCATCTACATTTACTTTAAAGTATGATGTTACAGTGTCACCTAATAACGGTAACTGTGTATCTGTTATTTTGCCGATTAGTTTAGTGGTGTGTATATCCGGAATATCTGATTCCAGCAATGTATTTGATGAGGATAGCACTAGGCCTTTGGCATCGTATGTAACCTTAATGCCTGTACCTGCAGTAATGCTTGTATTTTTTTGAATTGCGTCGGTTATGCCAAATCCTGCTAACGTGGTAGCTGTTTCACCACTTACAATGCGTCCATTAGCGTCAACATATACTTTATTATATGTATATGCGGTCGCACCAATAGTAGGCAATTGAGCAGCTGTTATCTGACCGGTTAATTTAGTAGTTGGTATGGCAGGAATATCATCTAATGATAGCGCAGTAGAACTTAGCACTAATCCTTTACTATCATATGTAATCTTGGTACCAGTACCAGCTACAATTGCAGTATTTTTAACTAATCCATCAGTAATACCGTACCCGGCTAATGTTGTTGGGGGTGGACTATACGGCTCAGTATCTAAACCGTATTGCCAAACGGTGCCATCGTATACGTATACACCTTTTTGACCGGTAGTCTGCCAAACAATCTCACCGACATCTAAATTTGTTAAAGCTGCTTTACCGCTTTCAGTAACAACCGGTAGAACAAGATTAGTAGTGACTGAACCTTCTAGGAACTGTAAACCATCTGTTAACATTTATTATATCCTCTATACATTTTAATCCGGGCATTAACATAAGTTATGTTTAATTAACCAGTATTTATAAAATGTGTAGAGGATTGATATAGCTTATGTCCCTTCGGCTACAACACCAGTATTATCATATAAGTAAAACTTATCATTTGCTGTTACTAGTCCAGTCCAGTTTTTAGATACCGGTAATGCTGATGCAGTCCAGGTAATACCGTCTGCGGAATATAACGAAACTGTGCTACCTGATACGGATGCAACAAATAAGTTTTTACCAAATATTAATTTGTTCCACGCTTGAGATTGCGGCAATGTTGCGGTTAACCAAGTAATACCATCAGTTGAGTAGTTTACTGCTGTGCTACCTGATGTAATAGTAACAAATCTACCATTACCAAACGCAATGTACGATGGTGCAGCCGCTAATGTACGTGTTGTCCATGTTGGTGCTGTAATCGTTCCACGTGAATATGCACAGTTCGTTGAATTAGTAATTATTACCCATGTACTATTACCGTATGCGATACCTATCCAAGTACCACCTGGTAAACTAGTGCTAGCCCATGTTATAGCATCAGCTGAAGTATACATTAAAGTATTTGCAAAGTTAAATGTTGCAAAGTATCCACCACCGTATATCATATTAGTGTTAATACCGGTACCTCCAGCAACATTTGATGTTGCCCATGCCGCTCCACCGGTTGTACTATAACATAACACTGTACCAGATACAATGACAAATCGATTATTACCATATACGATTTTTTGCCATGATTGTGTAGATGGTAGTGTACTTGCTACCCAGTTGTATCCGTCTGTTGAACTAACTACCGTGGAATTTGATGTGCCGATATATGGTGAGATGTATACCCCGTTCCCATACACTGGTGCAATATTGTTTGTTGCATTAACGATACCTTTAGTTACACGTTGCGCTGCAATGCGTGGACCATCACTTACGGTATAATAAACCCCATTATCTCGGAAATATCCAAACATTACAAATCCTGGCGGACCGTATGCCATAGCATTCGTATACCATGTGGGGTTATTACGGCTTAAACTCACCCACGATACAAGATCAGTAGAGTATGCTGTATACGTGCTATTTCCACGATATAATACTCTAAACTGACCACCACCGTATGCAATCACGTTAACAGTGTTAGGTGGCCCAGCTATTGTACTCCAGGTAACACCATCACGTGAAACATATAATTTATTATTATATGAACACGGCACGACAAATAAACCATTGCCAAATGCAATTGATATACATGTACTGTTTGTTGTAGGTGTTATAGCGGATGTGTTCCATGTGATACCATCAGCTGAATACGCAAACGTATCAGAGTTACCAACAGCAACAAACACTCCATTACCAAACGCAATACTTTGCCAGTATTGTGTAGTACTTGGCATAGTAACTTCAGTCCAGGTAGTTCCATTCGTTGAATATGCAGTTTTTGATGTACCTACCGCAACGAATGTGTTGTTACCGTATGCAACACCAACCCAATTTGCATTACTTGGCATAGTTGTACTAGTCCACGATAATCCATCCGTTGAATAACCTGCTGTTGCTGTGCCAGTGCCAACCGCAACACCATATGTATTACCGTAAACTGTGTACCAAGTAGACGCTGTAGGCATTGCGTAATTTGATATAACAGTCCAGCTGGTAAGGTTTGTTGATTTTGCAACTGCACCGGCTGCTCCGGTAATAATGTAGGTAGCATTAGCAGTATCGTATGCGATTCCACTCCATGTACCGGCAGGTAGTGTAAATTGAGTCCAGTCTGACATATTTCTACGAATAAGGTAGTTAGTAGAAGATACTGTACCAAACCCAAAGAATCCACCATTTGCAGATCGAATCGTCCATGTACCTGCTGGTAGCGACGCAGACCATGCCCAGTTTGTACCGTCAGTTGATGTAACCGACGCCTGTGCTGATGCAAAATACATCATTAATACAGTGTTCGTGTTATTTGAATGGAATGTTACTGTGCCGGTCATCGGTAAAGTTCTAGCAGTCCATGACGCGCCATAATTTGTAGATGTGTAATATTGTGTAGTCGATGTGGTGGCCGCTACCAGTCCCATACTACCACCAGCCTGTGAGTTAAACGTGTATCCACCTGACATAGTAGTGTTTAGTGAATCTGCTTGACCAGTAAAATTATAACTAACACCATATCCTGCAGATCCAATACATACTACTGAGTTTACTATTGAAACCCAGTTAAATGAGCCACCTGAATATGAGTTATCTATATATTTCCAGGTAATACCATCTCTAGATATATTAGCAAATTGATGCGAATTGTAATATGATGCGGTGGCTACAAAGTACCCGTATGTTGCATCATATTTTAAATCTGTAAACCCGTACGAAGATGTTCCTACACCAATACACGGACTCCACGCAACACCGTCGTAGCTATAGTATAAGTTAGCCATGTATGATGATGTATCTGCAGCAACAAACACCCCAGCACCGTATATGCATCGTGCATATGTATTTGCAGTTGGTAATCCAGCGTTAAACCATTGGTATCCGTTTGTTGAGAATATCAACTTAGAAGAAGCATTTTCAACCGCAAGATACTTATCATTAAAATAGGAAACCCATGGTATTGTACTAGATCCAGTACCTGGTAGTAAAGTGTCCCGCCAGTAATTATTAGTCATCGCATTTGATGTGTCTGGCACAATCATATCAACGTACCCATTACCAGCGGCATGTATTATTTTTGTGTTATCTGTAGTATTCCAAAGAGATGTTGTAGTGATAATATACGCATTGCGGTCGTAATTATACAAGGATAATGGTAGTGAGCTCTGACCTGGATTATTTGCACGCCATATCCATCTAGAACCATCGGTTGAAATATAATAACCTGATATATCGGAGCGTGGTATTAGAATATACCATGAGTTAACATAGTGTAAAAACCAACCATTGGCTGAGTTTGTAAGCCCGGTGCTTACAGAGAAAGTATTATTGATTTTAACCCCAGCGTTGCTTAACGTGTAGCCATAACCGTTACTGATCTGTGAGTTATCAATCGCTGGATCAGGTACTGGTGAAATACCTGCGGTCCAACCTGTGCTATATGGCGATGTCGGTCCACTACGTGCACCATCACTAGTGTAAAAATATCCACCGTAGTACCACGTAGACTTTGCACCATTCCCTGTATTATACTTACTAAATGACGTCCATGACGCACCACCGTTTGTAGAATATGCACCGTTTGGTCCACTGTAATCATCAAACGACATCCATACACCGTTACCGTACGCTGGTGTACACCAGAATCCGACAGATGGCATGTTCATTGCTGACCATGTGATACCGTTTGATGAATATGCACCTAACTGATACCTGTTGTTGTGTGCCGAGTCTTTAGGTACCAATATGTATTGCGATCCGTTGTATGCAATTTCACCCGCCCAGTAGCTGTTGGGTAGGGTCATTACGTTCCATGTAATCCCATCATTAGAATAACCACCTACCGTACCACTGTAAGGTAGTACTCGATACACCCCACCAATATATGATATTTTAGTACCAACCACTGTACCAACATTCGTACATGCAGTCCATATTAAACCATCGGTAGAATACCAATAACTACCACTGCTTTGTACCACAACATACTTATCACTACCTCGTACAATTGATGTAAATCCATTAAGCCCATATGGTGTATTTGCAATCCAGCTAATACCAGTACCTGCAGTAGACTTAGTTCCAACCCGACCTGGTACAGTGAATGTCGATGAATATCGTGATACACCTAGTGTTATTCTAAAATCATCGAGGTACCCGGTACCTGTATAATTTGCGGTACCTGGCATATTACTAAAGATACTCATCATTGTAGCTAACGAATAATCAGTTGAATCAGTTACACTACCTTGCGTAGCGCCATCCACAAACGCTTGAACTGTTCCGTTATTTCGAGCTACAGCAATATGAGTCCATGTATTTAAATTAACGGTAGATGTACCTGTTAAATATGGTGCAGATCCCATCTTTCCAACTACTAACTTGTTACCTACGATACCAATATATGGATAACCTGTAACCATATTTGATAGTATATACGTACCTGAGGTGCCGTGCGCAGTAATATACACCCAACAATCTACAGTAAAGTTAGTAGATGAGAAGCGTAATGTGTCGCTAGCTGGTATGTTAATATACGAACTACCGTTAAAGTAAGTACTACCTGTGCCCCACTTATTTGCACCAATAGATGCAACAGCACCAGTTGATAATAGCAATCTTTTGTAATTACTTAAATCTGTTGGCTGTGTAGCATTTGGCACAATATCACTATTCAGCAATAGCGCTACATACGACCAGA